ATCACAGGTGCTATATCAGGCGTAGTCGTGGTTGACTGTGACAATGAAGATGCTGCTCATGCAGCCTTCGATGCAAACATGCGGTCACCTATCAAGGTAAAGACCAAGCGTGGCATACATTTATATTTTGAGAACCCCAAAGATGGCGTCAGACGTGGCCCTAGAGCTGGAGTTAATAGCCGGGGAGCTGACTGGCCAAAGATAAACGGGCTGGACTTCAGAGGTGATGGTAGCTATGCGCTACTACCTCCATCAAACAACTACGTCTGGGATTACCCGCAGCATGTGTTCGATTGGGATGAAATGCCAACGTGGGAAGACTGGAAGCCGAGTCTTGCGCCTGTTCGGAACGAGGGTGACTTTCACTTCGGTGATCTTGATCTGTCCGCTGTCACGCCGTTCGGCCCAGACGATCTAATGTGTGAGTGGGACAGAACCGCCGCGTATGTGAAGACAGCTTTCCCGACATCTTTAAAGATACCGAGCGGCCTTGGTAACGGGCGCAACGAGCGGGTGATGCAATACATATCTGAGTCTGTGAGAGAGGGATACTTCGGTGCTGACCTTCGACTTCGGGGCTTTGCTTTCATGCGTGAGTTCTTCGAGGACAGGCTAGATGACAGGGAGTTCGAGGCAACCGTTCTGTCGATGGAGCAAGCGGAGCGGAGGAACCATCCTGACCGTTTCAACGACGAGGGGGAATACGTTCACAAACCTTTCGTTAAAGAGGGCAAAGACGAGGAGCCGCGCAAACGTAAGCTGATTTTAATGGAGGATGCTGAGCAACTTTTACAGGAAGCTGACGGTAAAAGTTACTTGATTGAGCCATGGCTACCAGCTAATACTATCGTGCAGGTCTACGGCTATTCAGGACACGGCAAATCTCTTTTCGTGCAACATGCAATGTCAGCCCTTTGCGCTGGTAGAAAATACTTTGGGCCGTTTGAAATCGGTAGACCTGCACGAGTTTTATATCTCGACTTCGAGATGGGTATGGCCACGATTGCGCGTCGTCTGATTGAGATGCGGCAGGTGCATGGCAAGACAGAAGATCGCCTGAACATATGGACACCTTTCGTTGATAAGAAAGAGATGGACTTAAACAACAGGGAAGGGTTGATCGAGCTACAAAATTGGGTGAAGTTTGCTAATCCAGACGTCATCGTAATTGACACGATCCGATCTGCCTACCCCGGACTTGGTGAAAACTCAGCAGACGAATGGGCTAAGATTAATAAGCTCGCCGTTCATCTGAGAAACTCTGGGCTGTCAGTCATCATGCTTCATCACTCGAACAAACCATCACAAGATGGGGCAGGGAGGGAAGCAGGCAGCACTAATCAGCTTACGGTTCTGGAGACACAGATAAGAGTAGCCCAAGTTTATCGGGATGAAGACACAGCTAAACAGAATGCGGCTATCTACGATGGGACTTATGAGACTCCCATTTGGCCACAGCTTGAGTCGAAGCTACCTCCTGAGCATAGATTATATATGGTTATGGAAATACGGTACGGGAAAGTCAGAGAGTGGACAGACGTACACGATAGAGTCCAATGGATTGGGCTGGCTGCACACAATGAAACAGACGAAAAGATAATTGTTTCAAGTAGATCAACTAAGCAGAGAGCTAAAGACATGGCACTTGATGGCTTCGACCCAACAGTTATTGCTGACCGTCTTGAGCGTCCAGTACGTCTGATACGTGACTGGCTGGAGATAGGTCTTTCTTCATCTTGATACTTGTGACGTAAGCCCCCGGAAAATGTTTGCGGACTTCATCATAGAACGCGGCAAATTCTGGGAACTTACGTCTGTTCTCTTCCCGCTTACGCTCTGTTTCGGGATCACTTACTGTTCGAGGCGTGACCTCAACAGTAACTTCCTTAGCATCCCGCTTGATCTTCCATTCATCATAGAGCTTTTGTTTATCACTAATGGATTTCACGGGGTGTCCTCAAGGTGTAGGAAAAACGATACACTCGCTAAGTGCTAGTCTCCTAGCTGTTCTAAAGCATCGGTCTCTCGAAGGGGTGCGCAAGCGACCCCTTCGTCGTCCTCCCGCATCCGAACAAGGCGAGTGTATCGCTATTTGCTTATCTAATCAACCCCCTTCGTTGTAAAAAACACTCTTTAGGTGTTGATATTTTGTGATGTATTCCGTACAGTACACGTAACCCATGAGAATGGGGTGCGAAGGAGAATACTAATGCCAAAAGTTGTTCGTGTGTCAGACACGGACTTGGGTTGGCTCCGTTCATCACATCACACTCACTCTTACCATGACCTCGCGCAACGAATTGGTTGCTGCGTAGACACACTCAAAAGAATCCTAGTCCGTGAAGGACTCCAGGAATTTGACGGTGCTAAGTATCAAGTCCGACGAGACTTTGAAGAGAAGACGTGGGTTCGCCCATGTATGTCGTGCGCCAGTACAGAAAAGCGACCAAAGAATTGGTTCTTTTGTAAGACCTGCCGCAAAACCATGGGGTATGACGATTGAGTGGTCGAGGGATGAAGACTAAGGGCGACAATTACGAACGTGAATTGGCCGCTTACATCAATGAGAATACAGGGATAGAGAGCTTTCGCGCACCACTATCGGGTGGTGGGAATGTCGGGATGAGCGGTGGCGCAGACTTATTGGGAACGCCAGAGTTATTCGTCGAAGCCAAGAGGGTTGAGCGTCTGAACTTCCACGATGCCTTACGTCAAGCTGAGCGAAACATTGATAAGACCCGAAGCCCAGATGCCCCAATTGTAATCAACAGAAAAAATCGTATGGCCACAGGCGATAGTCTTTGCTTGTTAAGGCTCGACGATTTCTTGAAGTTTTACAAAGCATACTTAAAGCAAGAAGGATTTATAGATACACCCGATGCTGAACCCAAAGGTGAGGCGTTGTCGGAAGTGCAAACAATTACTTAATATATCAGAATTTAGATTGAGATCAGGCCCACAAGCTGAGAAGGCAGGGAGGGCTGGTCAACCTTACGGACGTTGCAAATCCTGCACACGTAAATATACGATAGAAAAAACGGACGGAGACCTCCCTCATGCGTTGCGTTCGCTCCTATGGCGAACAGGTACGCGAGACAAGAAGGTTCACAGTCGTGAAGCCTTGACCCCAGAAATCCTCTACGAACTCTACACAAAACAAAATGGACGCTGCGCTATCTCCGGCAAAATGCTAACAGCCAAACGTGGGGTAGGCCGCGTTGCTGCGAATGTTTCCTTAGACCGGATTGATAATTCTTTGGGCTACACGAGAGAGAACATCCAGCTCGCCGCTCTTAAAGCAAACGAAATGAAAGGTGATGGCACGGAGGCACAGCTACTGGATTACTGTGTGTCTATTATCGAAACGATAGGACGACCAAAGAAAGAATAAGACGTACCGTCTGTACTACAGGAGGGCCGACATGCACATACAGAAATGGTTTGCGCTACATAATTTTTTTGACGAGAAAAATCTCGCTGAAATAACTAAACTTACAGATGACGTGGCTCTCACTAAAGCCAGACTAATCTCGAAGAATGGTAAGTCACTAAGGAATTTCCTACAGCGAAACTGCTTGAGTGGCTGGATACATCGAGACGCTAAGTCTGATTGGTTATTCAAAGAGATAACTAATTGCGTGAACGAGGTTAACAACCGAACACTAAAGTTCGATCTCCAAGACGGCGAGATAGAATCCCTACAGTACCTAGAGTATGGCCCATTACAGTTTTACAACCAGCATGTAGACAATGGTTCCGATAACGTGGCCGCGAGGAAATACTCTGTATCAATACAGCTATCCGACGAGAACGATTACGTCGGTGGCAACTTAACTATAAGAGGTGAAGGTCAGTCGCGATATGCCCCCCGTGGGCGGGGGTCAATCGCTGTATTTCCATCTCATTTATTACATCAGGCGAAACCCGTATGGATAGGAAAAAGGAAGGTGATAGTGGCGTGGATACGTGGGAAGAAACCGCTGTCTTAATCTCGCAAGAGATACGTGACTGGTCAGAGCAAGTATTAGAGGCTCCGTCTGATGAACACGGCGGACTAGCACCTTGCCCCTTCGCACGTATGGCATGGCTTAAAGAGAACGTCATGATCCATGTCACCCCAGACATCGAGGCGGTCATAGAGCTGAAGGCTTTGTACCCCCCAACGTCTGACACCATGCACATAATCGCGTGGACAGGGTATAAGGGCATGACTACAGATCAGTTTGCTGAATGGCTTAACGACCAGAACAAAGATCACTTCGGCGTGTGGATAACGGGGTTCCACCCAGACGCTGAAGAAGATGAGACAATACCTGAGTATTCCGGCCTCGGTGCGGACGACTACGCTATCCTTCTTATGCAATCATATGAACATCTGGTGAGTTCGTCGAGACGTCTCCTTCGCACCGTGTACTATCGGCGGTACTCACCAGAGGATTTGAGTCACATTCAAAATAGACAGGAGAAGTTTGATGCGTGGAATGAAAAAGTCAATGCGAAAGCCTTCGAGCACTGTGAAGAAGAAGCCCTCAAAGAACGCTTCCAAGGCAGCACCTTCGAGCACTAAGAAACCCAAGCGAGGTTATTGAAATGAGGAATACAAGCAAAGGTAAAGGCTTGGTATTTGGAACCATGTCAGGTGCAAACTTGGGAGGAACATCAACACTTCTCAATGGCCAGTCCTTACGTGCTAAATCAAACGTCACTGCTCAGTTCGGCAAGAGCCTGAACCAGAAGCAGCCAACAACAAAAACAGGTGTCGGATTTAGTGGCCGCACTGGGACACTAAGGCGTAGATAATGGGGGGATTTAGTAGCCAGCTTTCGCCTTATCTGACATCAGATAAAGATGACTCACACCTAGACTTTAACAAAGGTTTCGGTACAAGTCTTACGCCGTTCTTATCGGCGGCGGGTGAGGCTGGCCACAACATCCAGATATATTCAGGGTTCCGTTCGCCTGAACATCAAGGGCGTCTGTACGACGCAGCACTTGAGAAGTACGGCAGCGAGGCAGCAGCCCGGAAGTGGGTCGCCCCTCCCGGTAAGTCTCAGCACAATCATGGCGGAGCCGCAGACTTGCGGTTCGGATCAGACGAAGCAAGGACGTGGGCGCACAGTAACGCAGTCGACTTCGGCCTCAACTTCCGTATGGACAATGAGCCGTGGCATATCGAGCAACACCCAGACCATAAGTCTAATAAGTTAGGCAGTTCTTACTCGGCGGCACTATTGGGTGAGAATAATACCGAAGAGGCGCAACCAACCCTGCCAGACGAGGAGCCTAGTGCTAACGCACAGCTAAGTCTGACGGCAGCAAAGGATAGTAAACAAGAACCCGCAGAGGAAAAGGAATACAAACCTTTTTATGCGGCAGCGATTCAATCTTCTGTTACTGACGGTCTTCAAGACGCGAAGATGTTTAACGTGGCAGAGGCATCAATGAAGTTTTTCCAATCTCTCTCACCGCAACAGCGGATGATGGAGCAACAAGCCTACATGAACTCACGCAGACAAGACAAAGAACAGCGCAACATAGAGGAATGGTTCTCAACTGAACGCTTCCCCAGTTACGTTAACGGCTTTAGTAGCTCAGACCCACAAACTCTAGGCAACCTATCCCAAGTGCAGAAGCAAGCACTGGGACAGGCCGTTGAAAGTTTGGGTAGCCTAGAGACGGGAAAGGTAATGGGTTTGGCGTGATATATGGAACCAATATCAGTCGCGATAGCGGCGTTCGGGGCGATCAAGGCAGGTGTCTCAGCAGGGCGTGAGATCACTTCCATGGCTAAAGACCTTGGCAAGATGTGGGATTCTTGCGAGGCAGTTCAGCAAGACCACAACAAGAAAAAAAATAGGCAGATACTTTCGGCTAACGAGGAAGCTCTGTCGACTTTTGTTAACAAGCAAAAGGCAAAGGACTTAGAGGAAGAACTCCGAGAGCTAATCGTTTGGACGCGTGGCTTAGACGCATGGCAAGAGTTGCTACGTCTGCGCGTAGACATTAAGCGTGAGCGCAAGGAAGCAATAGCTAAGGTCAAGAGAGAAAGGGCAGAGAAACAGGAAGCAATTCTAACTGTTGTTGCTGTCGTTCTAGTGCTGGGACTTATCGTTGGGGGTGGGGCTTTCTTTATCTGGTGGAAACTTGTTAAGTAGGGCAGGGAAATGGTTATTTGATACATTCATTTATACTAATTGTATTAATAGCTGATGTACAAGAACCTGCGCCTATGTACTTTCGCAGCATTGATGTGTGCCAATACTATGCTAGGCGTGTTGTTCAACAATACGGAAATTATGGACATAGTTCACAAGTACCTGCCGAACATAGAGTCACTGCATATTGCAAGCCTAAGCGTGTAAATCCACAAACTACTACAGTTTATGATCGTTAGTGTAGATAAGGGGGAGCATTCGCGCCCCCCCTTATAGTTAACTCCCGTATTCACCCATCCACTTGGTGAAATACTTATCCCACTTATCACCCTTGCATACGCCGCTCCGCATACCGTCACGATTTAAGACACGTGCATGTACAAGTTTCGAGATCACAGGGCGCAGTGTGATACCGCTAAGGCTGGCTACGTCTGGCAGTTCCTTCATCAGCAGAGGTCTCTGAACTCTGTCCAGTTCCCTCCCGATTAATATCGCTGTCGTTATGTCCTTCACGGCTAACCTGTACATTCGTTTGCTCCTGTATTTTGAAGTTGTTTAAATCGACTTTGATATCAACAAGCATGTCCGTCAGATCATCCGCGAAGTCTTGAAGCGCATGTGAGCTAGAGTATTTACTACTCTTCTCTACGTGCTCGATCAGTCCTTCAATCATGTCGTCCATTGCTGTTAGTTCTCTAGTCGAAAAAGGTGCTCGTATTTTTGATATTGCTTTAATCATTTTGTTTTTCTTCCTTCACACCTTTAGAGGCAAACGAATCACTTACGCTAAGCGCAAGCCATCCGAATGTCCACCGATGTGTGTCTGTGACGTGACTCGATACACTCATTCGAGTACGAGGAGTTATTTTAGATGAATCCCCAGTGTTCTTTGGGTGTCTGGAACATTCAAAGGGTGCTTGTTTTGTGACACACGAACCCCTGCTAAGGGAGTAAACGTGAAAGCGTTTCGAGGGTTCGAATCCCTTCGTCTCTGCCAGAATCCCTATTTGTAGGGTGTAGTTACAGAACATCAGGTCAATTTCCCTAGCAAGAATCACATCCCTTAACATTGAGTGTGTGTCAGATTTGTGTCAGTGTCCCAAAGGAGACTAACTGTACTCTCAAGGTGTGATGGCCCAAGGTGTGCGTACCTCATTACCATCTGCAAAGACGCATGACCAAGCAATTCAGCCACGTGTCCAAGGCTTGCCCCCTTCTGCACCAAGTGTGATGCAAACGTGTGGCGACAGTCGTGTGGATGGAAGTCTTCAATCCCGCAGACCTCGCAAGTTGGGTTGAAGTATTCGTAGAAGTTACCACGTTGCCACTTGCTTCCGACTACGTTCTTGAAAACGTACTCATTAGACTTCCCCCTCTCACCCATGGCCTCAAGCATGGTCGGAGAAAGAACTATTGCGCGGCGTCTGATCTTCTTACCCTTACCCTTGATGCTGGAGAAGATAGCTGAGTTACCAACCACCCCGCTCCATCGCAAAGACGTGGCCTCACCAAGCCTTGCCCCCGTATAAAACAGGAACGTGACAAGGAGTTTAATCTCAGGTGGACAGTTCTCAATCAGGCTGTCCATCTCGGTCTTGTATAGCCACCGCGTTCGATCATCATTGTAAGATGGTCGCTTCAGCTTGATGTCTGGCACTTCCATGCCGCATACGTCTCTCGCATACGTCAGCATGGCATTCGCAGTGTTCATCTCACGCGCCATAGTATTGGCGGCGATCTTACGCTCTGAAAAGTAGTACATGAAGTCTGATAGCTTAGCGTCACTGAGTTTGATTGAACCTAGTGAACGCTTCAGCTTCTCAGCATAGAGAACATCCGTCTTACCGGGTGGGTCTACTCTATTTATGTACGCGTCCACAACATCGGCGACGTACTCGACTCCAGACTTGTCTGCAAGACGCCCATGAAGGGCGTCTTCTGTTATTTTATTCATGATAACTTGGGCGTAACGTCGCTCAGGCTTAGTGAAACCTGTTGATCGGCGCACCCGTACAGTATCCCCGTCCATATTTTTGACGGTTCCTTGTACGTGCCACACGTTACCCCTTAGATTTAGACTTAGGGTCATAGCGTTTCCTCGTGTAGAGTTCTGAGAATACATCAGGCTCTTCGTAGTTTCGGTGCCAATCTTTCGGCAGTCCACCAGATATCCGCATGTAAACATCATCACTGATTGAATTAAATTCTTCCAATGTAGCGGTCACAATTTGAGCGCGTGTATTACAGTCATACTTCTTGGCTATGGTTCTCACGTAGACCTTAGCCGTATCGTCTGACACTCCAAACCGTTCTGCTATCTCAATATTTGATCGTCCATCAAGCAGCATTTGCAATGCCGCATGTTGCTTGGTGGTGAGCATGAACAAGGTGTTCGGGACTTCGCGTTCCACCACCCTGTCTTGCGACCCAGTCGGCGTACCAACCGCGCCCTCCTCTAAAGACAGGGCAAGGTGGTTTATGCTGCGCGTTAACATCTTGATTTGAAGCGACTGATCGTCCACTTTCTCCATCAAGTTGTCCCATAGTGTTTGGGTTAGGTTTAGTTCCACGGGAAAGGATTCCTTCAGATGTGCCTTGATAATATTGGGCGGTATAATATTGGGCGGTGCGTTTCAAGATACTTATTGGAGGGGCTTGCTTATGGTTGCACCAGTGTGAGTTTCCGAAAAATCCGATGGCCGAACGACTACGCCGGTCTATAAATGGTCTCTCTGTAATTATGGTTGTCATTGTAATGTGTCCTTTATTCTTGATTAAGGTTAAGGTTAATAGTGTCTCTCAGAGTATACACCTTTTGAGTAGTTGGCAACTCCCTTGATTAAATTGATTAAAAAAGGGGCGATTCGCCCCCGTGTGTAGAACATGAGTAATTTGCAGCAGATTTTACGCAGCTAAACGCTCAACCTCACTTCTACATTTGACTTGATTGCTCCGAATGTCGGTGAGGTCATGAGGTGTTTACATGACATACTCACCTCGTTGCCATTCCAATCATCGAATCGGAACGTGTCCCCTGCACTTGACTTGAGAAGGTGATAAGACTTCTCGTCACCCTTCACTCCAAGGACAATCATGCCACCCTCTGCCACATCATTGGCGTTGTTCACCCATTCACCTTCGATCTGGAACATACCCTTCGCTGTCTTATCAATACCCGTAGCTGTCCGCATCCAGTATGGTTTGGCAGACGCACCACGTGCTTTCTTCTTATAACCTCCCTTCTTTTCAGACGGGAGTTCAGCCGTGACCCCTAGCTCTTTGCAAAGCTCCGTGATCTTAGCGACTGTCGCTATCTTCTCAGGTATAGACATGGCTCTGAATAAAGTTTCGATTGTTTTAATTACTACTGACATGGTCAGCCTCCTTGTTCATTGGGATAAAGAACTTGACGTGTATAAACCCACCTTGCATTGAGCTTATGGTGTACTCGCATGGGCAGGTCTTAACCCACGCGAGAAACACCTCAATGTTTTCAACTTGAAAGGAGATCACGGCTTACGCTCGTCTGAATCAATGCGTCCATCAACACTGATTGATCTGTACCTCTGATCCCAAGGGTCTTGATGCTTAAAACATTTCTGCAAGAGCATCGACATCCCCT